TCTCAACCCCGAATGGTTTTGATCCGATTTATTATGAGATCTATGACCAAGCGGTTAAAAATATGAACGATTTCAAAATATCTGAGATGGTTTGGTGGAAGGATCCGAGATATACTAAAGATTTATATTTGGTTAAAACAGAAAACATTATTCATTACTTTTTGAACAGGGAGGAATATGGTAAAGAAACTTTGATTGATTATTCTTCAATACCATTTGAAAATAGGGATTTTGATGAGATCCGTGATTTATTAAAGAATGGGTATTCACCATCTTCAGATTGGTTTGAAAAGATGGTAAAGAAGTTAAAGTTTGACAAACGAAAAGTTTCTCAAGAGTTGGAATGTAACTTCCTTGGTTCGGGTGATAACGTATTTGATCAGACGGATATTGCGAGAATCAATAACAACTTAATTCAAGAACCTGCGGGAAGAATGTTGGGTGGTGCTCTATGGATATGGAAAGACCCCATACCGGGTCATAAATACATTATGGGGGTCGATGTATCAAGAGGGGATAGTGAGGACTTTACGACGTTCCAAATCGTTGATTTTGATGATCAGGAACAAGTTGTGGAATATCTTGGAAAAATACCACCTGATGTTGCTGCGGAGATCTGTTATAAATGGGCAACAATGTATGATGCGTTTATTGTGATTGATATTACCGGTGGTATGGGGGTATCCACGGCAAGGAAACTTCAAGAACTTGGATATAAGAATTTATTTTTTGATGGTGTGGATTATCAGAATAGATGGAAGTTTGACCCTAAAGCAGCAAATAAAGTTCCTGGTTTGAATTTTAATAGTAAGAGAGAACAGATTATTGGTGCGTTGGAGGAGAAGGTAAGACACGGATATAAGATTAGAAGTAATCGTTTGTTAAACGAGATGAGAACGTTTGTGTATGTCAATGGTCGTGCTGATCACCAAAAAGGACAACACGATGATTTATTGATGTCCCTTGCTATGGCGATATATGTTGGTGAAAATTCTTTTTCATCATTGACAAAAGTTACTGAACAAACTAAAGCATTGATTGATGCGTGGCAGGTGGCGGAAAGTCCTATGTTAAAAGAGAACTTTTTTAGTCCGATGACCCCATCATTTAATAATCAACAACACGTAAGAAAAAACGGACCTACAAGACAGGATTACCAAAATTATAATTGGTTGTTCGGTGGAAAGGGAAGATAATATTTAATTGTAAAGAAAAAACCGTAAGTTTATAATATGGAAAATAAAAAACTAACTATTTGGCAGAGATTGTCAAAAACAATGGGTCCTGACTCATTGATTAATAATGATTATCCAACATTCAAATTTGATAAGGAGGTTCTATTAAAAACCACTGATAAGTCGGAATATGAGAAGGAAAAACTCCAAGCAAAACAATCAAAATATTTAACGGGGCATTGGGCTAAGATTGAGAACAATTTATATCAACAATCAATATATTATGGTCCTACTAGATTGGCGGCGGCGTATGATTACGAAAGTATGGAATATACCCCCGAAATATCTGCGGCACTTGATATATATGCTGAAGAATCCACAACTGTGGATGAAAACGGTCACATTCTTCAAATTTATTCTGAATCAAAAAGAATAAAATCAATATTGGCGGATTTGTTTAATAACGTTTTGGATATCAATACAAATTTGGCTATGTGGACAAGAAATACTTGTAAATATGGTGACAACTTTGTGTATCTAAAATTAGATCCCGAAAATGGTATTGTTGGTAACTTCCAATTACCAAATATTGAAATTGAACGTTTGGAACGTGGAATGCATATGGGACCAAGAGTTGGTGAGGGTGCTCCCGAAATGAAATCAATGAAGTTTGCATGGAAGAATAAGCAATTAGAGTTTAACACTTGGGAAATCGCTCACTTTAGATTATTGGGTGATGATAGAAAACTACCTTATGGTACTTCCATGTTAGAAAAAGCAAGAAGAATTTGGAAACAATTGGTATTAGCGGAAGATGCGATGTTAATTTATAGAACATCACGAGCACCCGAAAGAAGGGTGTTTAAAGTGTTTGTTGGAAATATGGATGATGATGATGTGGATTCTTATGTACAAAAGTTTGCGAACCGTTTTAAACGACAACCGATTGTTGATGACCAAACGGGTAACGTTGATTTGAGGTATAATCAAATGGCGGTAGATCAAGATTATTTTGTCCCTGTTCGTGATGTTGCACAAGCATCACCGATTGATACCTTACAAGGTGCTCAAAACTTATCCGAAATTGCCGATATTGAATACATACAAAAAAAGTTGGTTACCGCACTTAGAATACCTAAAGCATTTTTAGGATTTGAAGAAGTTGTGGGTAATGGTAAAGATTTGGCACTTTTGGATATTAGGTTTGCAAGAACCATTAATCGTATTCAAAAAAGTATGTTGCAGGAATTAAATAAGATTGCAATTATACACTTGTTTATTTTAGGGTTTGAAGATGAATTATCAAACTTCACATTGAGTTTAACAAATCCATCAACACAGGCAGATCTATTGAAGATTGATGTTTGGAAAGAAAAATTGATGGCGTATAAAGACACTGTTACACCTATTGAGGGTATTGCTCCCGCATCGGTTTCTTGGGCTAAAAAGCACATTCTCGGATTTTCTGATGAGGATATTAAGTTAGACTTACAACAACAGAGAATTGAAAAAGCGGTATCCACAGAACTTACAAATACACCAAATGTTATTAAGAAAACCGGTTTATTTGATACGTTGGATAAGTTATACACTGAGGGTCCAACACCTACTGATGCTGCAGCAGCACCCGCGGCAGCACCCCCTCCACCCGGAGGAGGTCTTGAAGGTGGTTTAGGTGGAGGATTGGGTGAACCACCACCACCCCCACCACCCGGAGGTCCTGAACCAGGGTTAGAAACTGCAAGTGTTGATAAAAAATTCAATTTAATTTTTGAATCTGAATTAAGTGTTGATGAGTATTTTGATCTAAAAAAGGGAAATAAATCAATTGATGACTTAAATGAAGAGTTTAATAAGTTATTAAACGATTAATAAAGTATTTATTAAAAAAAGAAAAAATGGAATTAGGATTATTATTCTCTAAGGTTGAGAAAAAATTAAATGACTCATACATCAATCAAACATTCAAGACTGAAATAAGTAATTTCAAAAATATTGTTATTTCAAACAAAATGCTTAGTGAATGTTATTATTTATATTCGAACCTTACAACTAAGCAAGGTATGAGTTCGGACGTTGCCAAGGAATATTTGGAAGAAAGTATCAAAACAATTAAAAATAAAAAAGATCATTTATTTTTAATTGATCTTAAAAATTGGGTTAAGGATGTTGTTTGTGAAAATCAATATGTTAAAATAGATTCTTTATTAAAAGAGGACGTGTTAAAAATCACGGAAAATATTGAAAACAAAAAACAATTGGTTTCAACTTTAACTGAATCCAAAGATGTTGTGAAAAAACAATTTGTTCCTTTTGTTGAGAACGTCGTTAAATACAATTTGGAAAAATATATTGATGGTTTGGAACCCGAGGTGTTACAACAGCTGGATGAAGTATTTTCCAAAAAAGAAGATGAATTAAAACCTGATTTTGATGTATTAAAAGAAAATACGTTAATTAAGTTGAAGAATCACATATTAACAAATAATGATGAAGAAATTAAACAGAAACTCAATGAGACTGTTCAAACAGTTGAAAAGGAACCGTTTAATAAAATTAATTACTTAAAACTACAAAACTTATACGAAGGACTTTAATCTAAGTCCTTCTTTTTTTGATTATATTTTGCTTTGTTAATCTCAGTTCTACGTTTAACAGATTTTTTAACATATTCTCTGTTACCATACAGAATATCCATCTGTTTTGTTTTAATCACTTTCATCTTATAATGTTTAAGTGCTTTATCAAGTGATTTAAAATCACTTACTTCAACTATTATCATTTTTGACTTTTTGGTTTTTATGTTTTATGTATTATGTAAAAATAAATATTACTAATATGTTATTAAATAATGAAGAAGGGTAAAACTTCTAAATTAAGTGGGTATAAGAATACGAAAGTTACATACGGCACGGTAGATTCAAAAGAATTAAAATCAATTTACATCAATTTTCAATCGTGGTTATCACCAACCAAAGAATTTGAAAAATGGAATAAACCAATTACAATCTTACAAAGAAATATAAAACAGGTTGTTACAGACACCATAGATAAAAAATTATTCAAAGAAAATTTCATTATTGATTTGGATGTTAAAATGAGTGGGTTATCTTATGGTAAAAAAAGTTTCGGAAATTTGGAAATAACCTTATTTACCAATCAAAATATAGATTTCAGAGAAACAATTATTAAAGACAATATTAAAGAAATTTGTGACTCAATATATGTTGATTGTTTCATAAATTCAGATGACTTTAATTTTTCATTATCAAAAAAAGAACCACAGATGGAATATTGATATATTTATATCAAAATGACGTTTATGAAAATTTTAGGACCAAACGAAATAGGTAAAGGAATATTAGTTGAGTGGGACGCGGGATATATCGATCCACAAGATAGAATGAATAGAAAAGTTTTGGAAGAATCAAAGAATATGTTAGATTATTCCAAACCTTTTGAATTTTATGCTGTGTTACAAAAATATAATACACCAAATAGGAACGGTAGGATTTATCCCGAAAGCATATTAAGAAGAGAGGTTGATAACTATAAAAAGGCAATCAACAAGGGAACTGCTTTATCCGAATTAAACCACCCCGAGTCATCATTAATTGATCTTGATCGTGTATCACATGCGATAACCGAAATATGGTGGGATGGAAATGTGTGTTTAGGAAAACTTAAACTACTAACATCACCAGGATTCCATGAAAGAGGTATTGTATCAACAAAAGGTGACCAAGCAGCAAACCTATTAAGACAAGGGGTTACATTAGGGATTTCTTCAAGGGGTGTTGGATCACTTAAAAAAGTTGGAGAACAAAACGAAGTTCAAGGTGATTTTGAGTTAATTTGTTTTGACTTGGTATCATCTCCATCAACACCCGGAGCTTATTTATTTTCCAATCCCGACGATAGGTTTAAATTTGAAGAAAATTTGGATGAGGAAAAAAGAATTAGGGATAATCAAACATCAACTCCTAAAAATAATTCTTCTTTTGAAAACAAATCGCTTGACCTTATGAAAAAACTTTCGCATTATTTGGGTAAGTAAATTTATATTATGGAAGAAAAATATTTTGTAGCAAAAGTTCAATACGATTTACCTGATGAAAACACAGGTCGTATTAAAAAAATTCGTGAAGAGAAATTGGTTAATGCAATATCGGTTACCGATGTTGAAGCAATTGTAACGAAGAAATATGAAGGGTTCCCTCACGAATGGAGGATCACTTCAGTATCAGAGAGTAAAATCAATGAAGTTTTTGATAAAGACTAATTGTTTTTAATTTTTAGGGTTAACCCTCGGCGAAAGTCGGGGGTTTTTTTGTTTTTATATGTAACAAAGTGATTTTTTGATTTTTCCATATATTTATTAACAAAACTATAATTAATATGGCAGACAAAAAGTCATTAGCTGAAGATGTGATGAACCAAATCAAAGGTTTGGAAGAAGTCATCGCTGAAAATGCAAAAGGAATACTTTCTTCTACAATGAAGGAAGAAATCTCTGAATTGGTAAAAGAGTCTTTGATGGTAGAGGCTAAAGATAAACCCGAAGAAGACGAGGACGAAATGGAAATTGATGTTGACATGGAAGATGAGGACGAAATGGATTCTGACGAAAATGAGGATGAAATGGAAGACGAGGACGAAATGGAGATTGATATGGACATGGAAGACGAGGACGAAATGGAATTTGATATGGATATGGAAGATGATTCTGAAACCTTAGATCTTACTAACGCTAGTCCCGAAGAAGTTGCTGCTGTTTTCAAAAAACTTGGACCTAACGACAAAATTGAAGTTGTTAAAGATGGTAATTTTTTAAACATCAAAGACGAAGAGGATGATTCTGAATTTCTTATTCGCATGAATGAGGAAGAAGATGAGTTAGACGAGATGGAAGATGAATTTGATTTTTCCGATGAAGATTCTGATGAACTTATGGACAAACTTTTCAGTGAAATGTATGATGAAGAAGAAGAATCTTACATGAACGAAATGGATGAAGAATCCGAAGAAGAAGAGGAAGAAGAAGGTATCATGTACGAAATCGAAATGGAAGAAGACATGGACATGGAAATGGGTATGGATGATGATGAAATGGACATGGAAATGGATATTGATGACATCATGTACGAAATTGAAATGGAAGAAGAAGACATGGAGGAAGAATCTTATATGAACGAGTCTATGAAAAAACCAATGGGTAAAATCAAACCTGTAATGTCTATGGGTATGATGGGTAAATCTAAAATGACAAAACCATCTAAGAGATCTACACATAAAGAAATGGGTGAATCAAAACCCGTTGTAGGTAAAGGTGCTAAAACAGGTAAACCTTCTTTTGATTACAAAACAAATCAAAAATCTGATTTTGATAAAGGTAACACTGGTGGAAAACACGAATATAAAATCGGTAGTGGTGCAAAATTAGGTAAAGCTAAGTTTGAATTCAAAGAAGGATCCTTGGATGGTGCTATGAAAAAAGAAATGAGACCTTTCAAAAAAGAAACTAAAGAAGCTTCAAGATCATACGCATTTGGTTCTAAGAGCGGACGTGGTTTAAGAAAAGGTTTTACGCCGAACAGAAATTTAAATCTTGAAAGTGAAATTGATGTTTTAAGATCAAAAAATGAAGAGTATAGAAAAGCATTGAATATTTTCAGAGACAAATTAAATGAAGTTGCGGTATTCAACTCAAACTTGGCTTACGCTACAAGATTATTCACTGAGCATTCAACAACAAAACAAGAAAAGATTAACATTTTGAAACGTTTTGATAGTGTTGAAACATTGAAAGAATCTAAGTCAGTGTATAAAACAATCAAAGATGAGTTGGGATCAAAAACTGTTGCAATGAATGAGTCAATAGAACAAAAAATTGAAAAGCCGATTTCAACTGGTTCTTCAAATGTTTTGGTAGAATCTAAGACTTATGAAAATCCTCAGTTTTTAAGAATGAAAGACATTATGTCAAAAATTGTAAAATAAAAAATAAATTTCCTTAAATAAAAATTAAAATGGGAGCATTATTAGAAAGCGGTCTTGTTGGTAACATTGGTCTTAAGCACCTAAAAGTTATCAAAGAAGATACTATTAACAAATGGAACAAGCTTGGGTTCCTTGAAGGTTTGAGCGGTCACTTGAAAGAGAACATGGCTCAATTGTATGAAAACCAAGCATCTTTTTTAATAAACGAATCAACATCGACTGCAGATTCAGGTTCTTTTGAAACGGTTGTATTTCCTATCATCAGACGTGTATTCTCTAAGTTGTTAGCAAATGATATCGTTTCTGTACAAGCAATGAACTTACCTATCGGTAAATTGTTCTACTTCGTACCTAAAATTCAGGGTTATAGTGGTGGTAGTAACTATTATCAAACTAATGGTGCTTCAGGACAACATATTCCACCTATCGGTTCTCCAGGTAACTATCCTGGTGATCCAAATGGAGGATATACAACAACACTTGGTACCGGTAACTATAACAACACATATTCAAAAAATCTCTATGATTTGTTCTATGAAGGAACTGAACCTGGTTTAGACCCAGCAGGTCTTTTCGACTATTCTAAAGGTCCTTGGTGGTTAGTAACTGCTGACACTGCAACATTTGCGTTTGATAGTAATGGTGCTTTGGTACCTTCAGCATATGCTTTTGACGCAAACACTAAAAAAGTAATTATTGGTATGTCAGGGTTTTCTAACGTAGGTAACGGTAAACTTATTGGTCCTGATGGTCAAGAAATGGATACAGAATCTTTCTTATCTGATTTGAGAATTCTTGGGTCATCAAGTAACCCATTCACATCAGCGAACCAATATAACCCTTACTTATTTAGAGTTGTGACTCAACAATATGGTAAAGGTATAGTTCAGTACGGTACAAACACTACCACAAGTTGGAATAACTCACTCCTTTCGACTAACACACCGGGTAACGGAGGAGCATTCTTCAACATCGCATCACAAAATGGTATTATTTTCTTAGAAGTAGATCTTACATCACCAGCAACATTTGGTTCTAATTCTTTAGATGGTTACACAGGTGCGACATTCTCTTCTCAAACAGCTATCAATACTTCATTCAGAGCGGTTTATAGAAGATATAAAGAGTTAGAATTTGAAGATGCTATCGGTGAAGTTTCTTTTGATTTGGAATCTGTAACTGTATCGGTAACAGAAAGAAAATTAAGAGCACAATGGTCTCCTGAATTGGCACAAGACGTTGCAGCATTCCACAACATTGACGCTGAAGCTGAATTGACAGCATTGTTGTCAGAACAAGTTGCTGCGGAAATTGACCGTGAAATTCTTCGTGACCTTAGAAAAGGTGCGGCTTGGAACTTGAGATGGGATTATAATGGTTGGAAGAGAATTTCTTCTACATCATTCGCACCTTACACTCAAAAGGACTGGAACCAAACTCTTATCACAGCAATTAACCAAATCTCCGCTCAAATTCACAAATCAACTTTGAGAGGTGGTGCTAACTGGATCGTTGTATCTTCTGAAGTATCCGCTATCTTTGATGATTTGGAATATTTCCACGTATCAAACGCGGCTCCTGAGCAAGATCAATACAACATGGGTATTGAAAGAGTTGGTACATTAGCAGGTCGTTACCAAGTGTATAGAGATCCTTACTTCCCACCAAACCAAGTATTGTTGGGTCACAAAGGTACTTCTCTATTGGATACTGGTTACGTTTACGCACCGTATGTACCTCTACAATTAACTCCAACGATGTACAATCCATTCAACTTCACGCCTATTAAAGGTATTATGACACGTTACGCGAAGAAGATGGTCAACAATCGCTTCTATGGCCGTATTACCGTTGATGGTGTTAGAACATTCGATTTGAGAGAATTGAGATAATAAATTGAACTAATTTTTAACAAAAGGTCAGAGAAATCTGACCTTTTTTTGTTTCTTTAAGTAATAGTTGATTTTTTGGTCGTATGTGTTATATTTATTATTATGAAGAAA